CCAGTCGCTTGACCTGCCCAATTCATAGTGCTTGACGTGGAGGAATTGGTACTAACGAACCAAGGCCAGACGATCGTGTTCGATGCCCCGTACCAGCAGGTCACAGAAACATGGTCTGCATTCGTCCAAGTCCCAAAAGTCTCGGAATTCGATTGAGCGTACTTGTAGGCAACCAGAACCGAGCCTGTGCCTGCGCCTATCGAAAATAAAGTGATCCAGTTAGCCGGTTTTGTAGGCACTATAGTGCTGTTATCGTTTGTGCCGATACCCAGAATCAAATCACCCGTCGAATGCGTCGGCATCGTCAGCGTATTGCTTACCGCTTGGTCATTGGCTCTTAGTGTGATTGCCACTATTTAGGCTCCGTCGCAGGATTGCCGTCCCAATTGTCGATAGCGACGATATCAAGGTTGTATTGCGTCGCCTTCGCTGCTTTCTTGATTCGCTTCTTTACGCCCAGTTGCATGCCACTCAATACAGTTGCGACAAGTTCTTTTGATGGGTTGAGTTTGTGCAATTCAAGCAAACCTACCATCCTGCGCCCTGCGTCTGCAATCTTGATCCCATCGGGATTGCCAAGCATGCGAAGCATTGTGTTGATCTCCAAATCACCTATCGGCACGCCCTTGCCCGCTGCCTGGATCGCAACCCAACCAAAGCCGACAGAATCGAGGTATTCAGTGAATGGCTTGACCTTCTCAGGCCCGATGATCTTGGCAAGCCCCAAGAGGCTCCACCAATCGGGATCTACAAAAAGATATGAGTACTCATTCAACTCCGCCCATACCTCGTCGATGGTTTTGGTTTGCCAGTCGTCCACTTCCTTCTCGATCAATTCGCCGATTTGCATGTTATGCACCCCTCAATAATTTACCGATTTCCGTCTGGAGCGTTTCAATTTTAGCCCAAAGTTTTTCGCGGTCGCTTCGGCATTCCTGCAAGTCCGCTCTAGTCGTCTTTTTCTCTTCAACGAACAAGCGAAACAAGATCCCTACCGCTGTCGATAGGACTCCGACAATCCCGGAGCCGATAATGTAAATAAGCGATTCCTGAGTCATTTCGCCAACTCCGCTGCAAGTCGTTCGAGGGTCATATAGCCGCTAATCTCTACCGTCTTTTCGCCATCCGTAATGATGAAATGAGGTAGCCGCTTAACGTCCTCTGGATTGCCATACGCAAAAGTATAACCGGCTTGCTCAAACTTTCCTTGTTCGCATCGCTTCCACCGTTGGCAAGGCTCGCACCAATCCGCCGAGAAGATGACTATCTCACGCTTCACCGCCTTTGGCTTATCGCTAGGGCTTGGCGTGTCATCGGCGAGGTGCTCTTGCACTTGCTCAACTTGGCTTATCAACTCGCTCGACGTTGGGGCTATGTCGCACTGCGTAGGATCCGCAACCGGTGGAGACTGCATCGAAAACAATAATCCGAAAAAAACCAACACCATAATTAACCCTCCTTGCTTGCTCATCCTAACGGCCTCGCTTGCAGCCACGCAACGCTACGCGGCCCTGGTAAACTCAAGTCGCTGATGCCTACAATAGACGTGTATTGATGCTTGCAAAGTGCATCGATAACCGAAGGTGCGATCTCAGTCCATGAATCGTTATGGCTGTTCAATCGCCAGATGTAATTGCGGCCCTTCGAGTCTTTGCGTTTGCTGTAGCCTAGCCACGCTGTGGCGTGACCGCCGCCACCGCGTAGGCTGATCGATTCCAAGACGCTATTCGATGCGTAGAACGAATCATTCCACGTAGTCCCGGTATGCACCGCACCGCTACCACTTGCAAGGTACTTGAAGATGTCGTCGTAGCTCTCAAGCCAAGTATGGGAACGAATGCGATACGGTGCCGCCTCTTGTCGCATCTGATCGGTAATTAGGCTCCGAGCGTTTGATGGATACGGCGTGCGATACGGCAAGGCTGATTCAGGCAGATAGCCGATTTCCTTTGCAACTCGCAATCCGCCGCTAATCGTAGATCCCGCATCCCTGCCTAGCAAACCGTCGATCCGTTGCGACTCTAAGTAGGCGAACAACTGCGAAAACTGACGCGATTCGCTAACCGCTCCGTGCCCCAAAGCCAAGAGATATTCGCCACAATTCGTCAGCGAAAAGCCTTGGCAGGACGACATGTTTAGTTGCTTGTCATGCCTCATCAACTTCCGCGGGTCAATTTCTTCAGGGGCTGCAAAGTCTTTCAGCACAAACTGCATCGGAACCGAGCCGCCTCGCAATTCGTCGCGTCGTTCTAGCGTTGGATCGTAGCCGGTAAAAAATTCGCTCATTGGCTAACCTCCACGACTTACAAAAAACAGAACAATCACCATTGCAAGCGTAACCAAGCCAATTGCCGCCGTGAAACTTGCTCCTGTGTTTAACTGCGAAGAGTCATCCTGTAAGACTCGAAGAGCAATTTCAATTCGATCAAGCCTTTCCGATTCCTTGAGGTATCGCCTTTTCCATTCGTCTCGTTGCTCCCTCAGTCTTTGCAGTTCCGACTGATCTGCTTCGATTACGCCTAGCACGGACTTAATCAAATCGTCAAAGGGTTCTTTGCTCTTTTGTTCGCTCACTTCACCCGCCTCCCGATTGCGTCGATTCCCTGCATGTGCTCAAGACGTTCGAGGCGTTGCGTGTGATCGCAACACACGACAATCGCCGTTATTAACGCCGCGAACGCAACAAGTATCGCAAGAACAAAACCGCCGTTAAGATTCTCGCATCGCTGCGATAATTGCGATTCCACCTCATAGACTTTGTTTTCCAGTTCCTTGCAGTCCATTATTTCGCCTCGTCGTCTTTCGTGAATCGGTTTAGCATCTCGCAAGCCAACGCAGTTACGCCAACAGCAATCAACTCATCAAAGCACTTCTGCTGCATTGGAGTCGCAACGCTAAAGCGATGTAAGGGCCATTTTGATTTAGGCGGAGGCGGAGAAGTAGGTATCAAGACTTCAGATGTTTTCTTTTTTGGCGGAAGTCCATTCGATCCCATTTACCACGCCCCCGCTATATCTCGATTCAGTTTTGCAATCTCAGACTCTTTGCCCTCAAAGCTCGCCGGTAGTTTCAATTCGTCGATTGCGTTGTACACCCGGTCGAGGGCTTCGCGTTGCTTCGCTCCCGCATTGTCAGCAATAAACTTAGTCCATTGCTCTTGGTTGACAATCTCCCGCTTCTCGATTTTGCTAGCCGCCTCCAAGAATGCCGCACGGTATGCCGCTCGAATGTTGGGAAGCGTTGACGCTACCACGCCCTTAACGTCGGCTGGCTTTGGATCAACGCTAGATGGTCGCTGAAATGCAAAGTAAATCGCACTTGCGGCGATGATCCAAGGTACCCAATTCGTTTGCGGCTTCGGGTCACTCATTCGTCTACACCGTCCTCTTTGACGACAAAATCAATGTCAAGGTCATCGACGTTTATAACTTGTGACTGATTCTGCGTTCTGGCCTTGCTGCGAGAATCCGAGCTTTCCATTATGCGCTTCAGGGTCTCAGCCCTCGCTGGACTCATTTGTAGTCGAGTGTTGTGCATTGGTGATCCGCATCGATTCGCGTCAGCACTGACGATCTGTTCGTAAATGCTCATTCGTCGTCACTGCTTTCCGACTCAATCTCTGCTTCCGCGTAGAGCTGAGCCGCCGATGGAGCGTTACCGTACTGGGCTTGCGGTATCGCCGACAGAAACCCGTTTTCTTTCGCCCAGAAGTAAAGGCGAATCGCCATCTGGACAAGCATGATGACCGTCACCGGATCGAACTTGTAGACGCTCTTGGCGTGCTGTCGATAGGCTCGGCGAAAGGCTTGCTTATCGCCTCCTGTCTCGTTGTAAATCCTGATTGCGTCTTCGTGATCCCACGCATCTTCGCATCGCTTAAATAAACTCACTTTGCCACCTCATCGGGCTTTGGCAGTGGTCGGATCGAATCACCTACAATCCACGCTCCAACGGCCAAAACCAACTGTTGGATTTGCTCTTCGCTCAAAGGCACCTTGTCCTTTAGCACAATCACGGCAACGACCGCAGCCGCTGCCCAAAAACGTTTCGACTTTAGCAAGTCTTGCATGTTACCCTCCCTTGGTTCCCTGCATTGTAGCAAGTGCTAGAGGGATTGCAAACTTTGCTTGGCTAGGATGTCAATCACCATCCGACCGACCAACTCAGCAACCTGCGGAACTACGGCGTTTCCGAGTCCTCTAAGTCTGTCCACCCTATGGGGAATCCCATTGCTGTTTCGACCATGCTCACGATTTTTGATTCCTCTACCGACGCGTCCGCAAAGAGATATAAGGCTCTCTCGGTCATCGCGTTTCTTCCATCTTGCAAACGCTTTTCCCTTGCCGCTTTTACATACTTCAGTTTTTCTATAGCCACTGAATCGCTCGCCGTCGGAGTAGGCAAGTACAAAGACCCTCTCACGGATATGCGGGGCACCAACGTAGGCAGCCGGTATGCAATGCCATTGAGCATCATACCCGATCTCGGCCAGCGTCCCGAGAACTCTGTCCAGCCCTCTAGTAAGCAACGCTGCCACGTTCTCCAACACAACCGCTCTCGGTTGCAATTCTCGAACCAGGCGAACGGCCTCAAAGAACAATCCTGATCGCTCTCCGTCAAGACCTGCCCCGAGTCCGGCGTAGGAAATATCTTGGCATGGGAAACCACCGGCGATGATGTCAACTCGCTCAAGGTTGTTTGCTCCACATTGCCGGATGTCTCTTTCTCGATGCACTTCCGGCCAGTGCTTTTCGAGGACTTTCGTCGCGTAGTCATTGATTTCAACCTGCCACTTGCAACGCATTCCGCATCGCTCAAAACCTAGATCAATCCCGCCTATTCCCGCGAATAGGCTGCCAAAGGTTAAATCGCTCATACGATGGATCTCTTCCGCAAATCCTCAATCCAATACTCACCCTCAGCCGCCTTAGTCTCTGCCGCGTAAACCGCAACGGCAAGAGCCGCTAGGTAGTGGCTTGTGACTCCGAATAACGGCCCTGGTGCCTTTTTGGTGCCTTGCGGCCCAAATCGGTCAATCAACGACTGGCGAATATTCGCATCCTTCGCTCGCATCGACTGGCATAGATGCATTTTAACCGACTTTCGCGGAACCATGCGAACCTCACGCCCAATCGTCCCCGCTAGCCATCCGATACCCGCGACCGTGCGAAACACTTCCTGGCCAACTGCCATGCCGTAGGATTCGATCCACTCGCAAGCAACGGTCTTGACCTTGCAAGTAATGTCCAGTTTTACCGACTTTGAAAACTGCGTGAAACTTGGAAACGTGTCGAGTTCGATAACCCGCTGCTCATCCGCGTCCCACCAAACAAAAGCATGTTCTTTAGGGCCTGGATCGATTCCGAGAATGATGTTGTTACTCATCGCCCATCTCCTGAATCAACCTATCCAAATACCACGCCGACTTGCGTAAATCCTCAATGCCGCCTTTTTGCTTGTATCTCCAAAGGTACTTCAACACGTTGCCTCGCAAGTAATCGTGGAACCCTTCGCCCAATGCCGCTTTGATTGCCTCAATGCACTCAATGCCGCCTTGGTTGTAGTGCGGTGGGTGGTTCACATTGTCAGGTGTCAAGGATTCGTTGACAAATGGGGCGAGTTCGAGTTCGTCGGCTGTAAACCAACCGTGAAGCCGCTTACCTTCCGCTTCGACGTGGTACGGCATAGGCTTGACATCATTGACATCTTTTACAACGCCCACCTTTTGGAACATGCCGCTATCGGTCGCGATTACTCGCACTCGATCCCCAACCTGAAACTTTGGTTGCGGTGCTTCTGGCTCCTTGACGGCTGGGGCAGGTTCAAGCCATTCGTGACGAAATGCCCATTGAAGGCAATTCTTAAATCTGACCGTCCCACGCCCATCTCTCTGTATTTCGTATACTCCGCCGTCGTAAATGTCCATCTCTGGACTCATCCAGCCAGCTTCACGCTCTTTTGGCTTGCGCACCAGCACTCGATCCCCAACCTTAAATTTCGCTCCGCTCATTTCTTTCTTCCTCTCAAAACTGCGTTATCGGCCCTGACGTACTTCGCCAGTTCTTCCCTCAACTCTTCGCACCGGTCGCGGTATCGCGTCCGGTCTTTGGATGTCTTCGATAGTTGCTTTTGCAAGGATCGGATTTCCGCGTCCTGCTCGGCAAGTAGTGCTTGTAGGTGCTCGATTTCTTCCAGCAACTTGCTTGCTATTGATGTTTGATTGCTCATCGTAAATCCGCCTCCATGTCGGATATCTGCGTCAAGGCTGGGTCGAGTCGCGTTGACTGTCCCATAATGTCCGCCAGTTCGACAACGATCCATCTTCCGCCAACTTTCGATTGCCGCTTGTTTGCTGCCCAGCATGCGTCTTGCTTAAATCGATACCATCCGTCCATGCGTCCAGTATCTAAGTCTAAAACCAAGTAATTCTTACTCATGCAAAGTCCTTGCTAAATTCTGCCGCCTGTTGAAAAATGTCGCTAAACCGTTTGCCGTCAAATCGCAAGCCAAACTTACCTACCTTGCCGTTCCTCTGTTTCTCAATCAGAACCGTCGCATCCTGTGAATCCCTAGCCTCTCGATGCAATAGCATAACAATATCGGCGTCCTGCTCGATTGCGCCGGAGTCTCGAAGCATGTTAATACTAGGCTCCTCTCCCTCAGCCGCTCTGCCCAATTGACAAAGCACCAATAATGCAACATTGAGCTGCTTACTAAGTCTCGCAAGCTCGCCGCTGATTTGCGTCACCCGCTCATAGGTCTTCTGGTGTGCGTCTTGCCCTCGAATCAAACCAAGATAATCAATTACAACTAGCCTTACGCCATGCTTGGCAACAACTGACCGAACCCGCGATTCAATCCGACCCATGCTTACGCCAGCCGCTTGCCAAACGTAAAGCGGTAGTTGCTTCGCATCGCTACATGCCTTGAGCATTCGCAAGCATGCTTCATCTGAGTAGCTAGCCGACTGCATTTCCATGATCCTAACGTCGGCATTCTTGACGAATTGCCTTTGCCCGATTTGCTGATTGCTCATTTCGAGTGATACAAACAAAGACGCATCACCGTTAGCCGCTGCATTCTGCGCGATGTCCATAGCCAACGCAGACTTTCCTATCGATGGACGGGCAGCGAGTATCGCATAAGAGCCTAGAGGGATCCCGCCGCTTAAAGTCATGTCGATTTCCCTAAACCCGGTTTGCACTACGGCCGCACTTCGCTTGTTAGCCCTCGCATCCTCAAGAGCGGCTAGGTAATCGCTCATCAAGTCCCCGAGGTGCTGCACGTCGTCACCTGCAATCGACTTGGCTTTAAGCAATCGCTGTTGGGCATTGGTGACAACCGCATCAGCATCAAACGACAAAGACGACGCCTCATTAACCGCCCACTCAAGAGCCAACAGAACCCGCCGACGCTCCGCCCATTTCGCCACCTCTTCCGAGTGGTAGACCGTGTGCCCTGGTACGGTCTTAGTCACCAGTTCCGCAAATCCTAGGTCGCCGCCCAGCTTGTCGAATACGCCACGCTTGCGCAACTCGCTAATCATTACGGATTCACGCTCAAACTCGATGCCCTCTTTTGCCATCGCTTGGAATGCTTGCCATGCGTCCGCCATCGCTTGCGTTACAAAGTCCGACGAATGCAAAGCCTCAGCGACTGCGTAGAAGTCACCCGGTCGAAGGATGATCCCCGCAATGAGTTGCTCTTCGACTGCTTTGGATGTCTCGAAATGGCTTGGATGTAGTGGCATTACGCTGGCTCCCAGTTTTCATCGACTACGGGCAGGCTGGATTTCTTGGGCTTGGGTGGAGGATACTTTGCACCTTGCCCTACGCTGCCCGGCCTGTAGTCTGGTTTGATTCCTTGATACTCATTCCCGATAGCGAACTCAATC